CTCCACGTGTATGCCACGGACCCAGCGAGCTTCAAGAGCATGGCTTTTGCAACCGCTGGGTCCGTGGCATACACGTGGAGGTCGTACCCAATGTCATAGGGAGTTGGATACGGCTTCTTGGTAAACTGCATCGGTCCCGTGATGCTTTTTGGGCCGCCCATGTTCCCAGGCGCGGGAAATTCCACGGTTTCCTGTTCCTCGCTTGGGACAAAAATTTCGCAATTGGGCTTGGCTCTGCCCTTGTCCTCCCGGTAATAGAGGAACTGAATTGCGTAGAATGGGTAGTCACTTGCGCCTTTGTCCCGATCCGGTTCGTAGGGCAGAACGCGCATCGGGTTTCCCTCGAAGAGAACCTTGCTCAATCGCGAGTTGATATGTGATTCCACAAAAGGGAACATCAGAATGGTGCCTCTTCGAGACCGCTAATAGGCAGCGCCTTTGCTAGTGCTGCCGAGAAAAAGCTGACAACGGTCGGAGCCACGGCTAAATGGGTCGCACGGACAAAAGGCCGGGCAGGACGGAACTCCTTGGAGAACTTCGTCTTCCAAGCCCCCCCCTTGCCTTTTGATCGCTTTGCGCTCCCGGAACCGTGCTCGAGCCAGTAAGCCACTTGAGCTAGGTATTGCGTGTCGTAGGTCGAGTTCCTCGCACTCGTGGGTGGGCCTTTGTACTTCCGTGCGTTCTTCGGGACCCTGCTGCGGTAGATCATTTCCCGCAGGCTTCCGAAGTAGCGCATCCCCTCATGCCAGCCGACACTGCATCGAATGAGTTCCGGGCTGAATGAGTTCCGCTCATGCGAGATGGAATTCGCGAGCAAATGCGTTCGGAACAGGGGGCGTGTGTCGTAGCCATGCGTGGATTTCCATTGTTGGTAATCAGGTTCATTGGGCGACCACATCCCCTCGGCCATCATCTTCCGCATGGTCTCGACAATGTGCTTGCGAGCAAGGAGGTCCGCACGGCCAAGTTGGGACATGAGCTTCTTGGGGAAACCCGCCCAACTCTTTTTGTAGGCCTCAAGACCTCTCATTTCTGGCACGATCATCATCAGCCTTGACACCCCAGATCGAAATCCACTCTCGAACCCGGCCGGGTATGTTCCCGTTCCACGGCCTTGCGGAGCACTACCTGAATCACGTTGTCAGTGTCCGCAGAGGATGTGGTCTGCACGGCTATGGGTTCTCCTGTTCGCAGGTCCCACCGAACACCGTCGATCTTGAAGTACATGGACGACGTGATGCGGGGTATGTCTTGCGCCAGGAGGTAGCTGCGGAGAAAGAAAATGATCCGCTCCTCCTGGTCCTCAGTCCCGCCGATGAAGACTTCGAGTCCTTCTGCTCGTGCTTCGGTCATGGTCCAGCCGATGGTGAGAAGGTCTTTTTCGACCCCTTCTTCGGTGACGAGAACCACGAGCTTGCCAGCGAACATATCGAAGTCCTTTTTGATGATCCGGTTGATGCTGTTCTTGAGGTTTGTCCTCATGGATCACCAACTCACCACGCCGACACCCGGCCAGGCCGTTTGCTTCAGTTGCGCTTCCGTGGCAACAGTCCCGAGCCCGCGGCCTGCGGTGGTCTTCATGTTGTCGATTGCCTTCTGTAGAGCTTTGAAGAATGTCGCCCGGTCAGGGAGTTCCACTTGCTGCGGCCCGGCCCGGTGCTTTTGCACCTCGTCGGTATAGATCAGGGCGATACGCGGCAAGAGAGCTTCCAGGGTGATAGCAGCGCAGTACACGGCCTGCTTGTCGGTAAGGTCGGCCTGCACCCATCCCTGTAGAGCAATTTGTGAAGCGATCACGGCCGGCAGGTCTCCACGGAGCGTTCCGTCGATTTCCAGGACCGGCTTAATGTGAATCTCCACAAGTTCTTGAACGTCAATCGCCATGGACTATCTCTTTTTGCCCCTCTGCGGCCTCCGGGGAGGAACCGCGGGCTTCTGCACTTCGATTGCTTCTTCCGATAGTGGAGGGGGAGACGAAGGATCGAGCTGGGGGGGGGAGACGGACTCATCCCTCGCCACGCCCTCCTGGGGTGAAGCAACGCTGGGTCTTGCAACGTCGTCCTCGATTACGAGACCGCCCGCGTTGAGCCATTCGCGCGTGAGCTTCCCCACACGGCTACCGAGATTCACGACCGCGGCCTTCACCACTCTGAGACCGGTTTCGGAGTCGTAAAACTGTCCGGTCGGATCCTTGAGTTTCACTCGTCTCATAGTTGCGCCTCCGTCAGTTGGGGTGAGGCCAGAGCCTCACGGCTCTCGCGTGGACGCGACTATGCAACCAGCGGGTTCATGTAAGTCGGGAAGCCGTTCTGCGCGAACGCCAGCGACTTGTCGATGATGATCCGGGCCTTCCGGTCGATGGTCAGGAAGCCGTCCATGACCGATGCAGCCGTGCCATTGATTTGGCGCATGATGATTCGCTCAGACTCCACTAGAAGACCGCGGAACGTCATGTGGATCATGGCCGCCCGCTTGTCGTAGAGCATGAGCTGATTGTCGGTCAACTCGGTGCCTCCGATCAGGTGCGGCATGGAAGTCGGGATGATCCGGTTGCGGCTGTCGAGGGTTACGGCTGCTGGGCCGGTCCCGCCCACGGTCGGCTTGAATTCGGTCAGAGCCAGAACCGTGTTCGCCATATTCTCGCTCGTGGCCATGTTGTTCCAGTTCATGCCGATCCTGCGGGCACGAACCCACGGCCTGGTGAAGTCCGCAAAGGCCAGTGTCCCAGCAGAGGCTACACCGATGATCGCGGCAGAGTCGGCCCCACCCGCCTGATCGCCGTTGACCATGGTGGTGAGGGCTTTTTTGAAGACCTTGCCCTGCAATTCCGCACCAACTCTTTGGAGCCAGTACTGAAGGACCGGCAGTGCCACGGACAAGACCAATTCGTCGGTGAGCTTAATGGCCACGCCCGATTTGCTCAACCGAACGGTCTTGAAGCCCCATTCGATCGCGCTCTCAGGGATGGTCTCACCCTCTGCGATGTCCTGCATTTCGGCCTCGTTGTACTGGATCCACGGTGCGGTCACATCGAGGCTGCTCGCGTTTTCGCTCCCCGCCACAAGGTCAAGATACGAAACATCCGCTACCATCCCCATGAGGATGAACTGGCGAATGAGTTCGGGCGCGAGGTACTTGACGTCTCCACTGAGAGATACGAGGTTTCCGATGGTGACGATGTTGGGATCCATGCCCAAGTCACAGAAGATGTCTTCCATGGTCCAGGGCTTACCCGCAGCATTGGTCAAGCCCAACTGCTCGTTTATGAAAGAAATCAGGTCGATCTCCCTCCCAGCCGCTCCGTCGTTGCCGAGATATGCCTGGAAGGGCTCATGAATCCTCTCCCGATAGGAGTTGAACAATCCGAGTTCACCGCTCATTTTCGTGTTGTCTCCTTCTCAGAGTTATTTTTCGAGCGTTTCGACGGTCATGGGGGCGCTATATACACCCACCACGAGGCCGATGGTGTCGTATGCGTCGTTGGCAACCGCCTCGACTTCGAGGTCCGTTGCAGGATCATCGAGGGTGAAAACGACGTATCCGTTGACTCCCGACGCCGTGAACCCGGTCGCCGTAAGGTTGATTTTGTTCGCGATATCATCTGCCGTCTGGTCGTTTCCGGTCGTCAGGTCAAAAGTCTGACTCGCGCCGCTACCGACCTTCAGTTTCAGCGCATCGTTGGTGTTGTTCGCGATGTCAAAGGGTCCCAGGACGCCCCCTGTCACCACGAGCGGTAGTGTGCCCTTAATGACAAGACCGGCTATCGAGGCGGGATCATGAGAACTCGCCCCGACGTACGTCCCGACCGTGAAGCCGAGGAGCGTGTACGCGTCATTGGTGACTGTCCCAATGATAATGTTCACGTTGTCCTGAGTGGCTGTGAGTTTGAGTTTCCCGCTCGATTTGGAAGCGACGAACCCCGTTGCGGCTGCGAAGTCCGCAACGATTTGGTCCATGGTTCTGGCTGCACCGGGCGTGAGGGTGAATGTTTGGGCTCCACCACTGCCGATAGTGACCTTGAATTTGTCATTCGAGCCTTCAATCACTTCGAACGTGGCGTCGTCTTCAGTGCCGGTGACGGATGCGATCTGCTGTTTCGTGTAAGGGATAACCTTCATATCGGCATCCCACACGAACGGCCCCACAGCAGTCGCAGCAGCGGCAATGCGGTCGTCCCGCCGTTCGCGAAAACGGGTTTCAACGGTGCAGGACAGCGCAAGCGCTAGATGTACCGCCACATTGCCGACGATCCCGACTTCACCCGCCGCATCGAGAGCCGCGACCGTGAGATCGTCGGAAATCTTTACCGGCTGGCCGACAACGACACCCGCGGGGCAGATGAAGCCGACAGCGAGGGTGTTGATCTTCTGCTTCATGTTTGCCCCCTAAAATTCCAGGGTCTCGACCACAACATCCGCACCGCCCGCGGTGGTGATGACGAGCCCTGCGATTGAGGCCGGATCGTGAGATGCTGCGCTGTAGGCAATGACCTTTCCCGCTGCGTCAAAGACGAACGGTCCCACAGCAGAAATGGCCGCACCGGACACCCGGTCGTCACGATGCTCTCGGAAACGAGTCTCCACGGTGCAGGTAAGGGCATCAGCTCGGTGGACACAAACCGTTCCCACGATTTTGAGCGAACCTGCCGCATTGTTCTTGATGACCGCCTTGGCGCTGTTGATGATCACCACGTCGCCTACTTCGACGGTGCTCGGGCAGGCGAAGGAGATGGCCAGCATGTCGTTGCGTTTCTGTTTCATTACTTGTCACCCCCTCCGAACAGCTTCTTGACACTCTTGGAGATGTCGGCTTGCCTGCCGGTCGGCAGCTTCGGCTTGCCCCCGCCCGCGGTCAGATCTTCGGCCTGACTCGACCGGTTCAGACCGAAGCCCTTCTCGGCTATGCCCTTGAACAGAGCCAGTTGTTCACCGATGAAGGTTGGATCCGCACTTGCCTCGATCCGAGCCCGCATCTGCTTCTGAAGGTCGGTCGGCTCTGCGGCGTCCTTGTTCACGTTTGCGGAGTCAAACCACTTGAGGGCTTCAGCTTTCAATGCTGAGACGTAAAGGACCCCGAACTTGGCTTGCTCAACAACCTCGGGGAGCCTCTGAAGGATCTCCTCGGTGGAGAGACTGTCTTCGCCTTCTTTCATGAGCCCTGGGGCTACAGCCGCAAGAGCGGACGCGACTTTGGCGTTGTTGGCATGTCCTTTCTGGAAGGCTTTGACTACCTCCCGAAACTTCTCGCAGAATCCCTCGGGAGGGGTTGCCCCGTGGGAGGCATCGAGGACCACATTGATTTTCAGGAGGTCTTTTCCGACCTCGTTCAACAGGTCCAGCAACCATTGGAAATCCATGCTTCGACCTCCTGCTGAGTTTGTTATTTCCGGTGGTTGTGCGGCCACATTCCGCACGCCAGCGTTCGGATCGGCTCCGAGGCCATGCGGAACCATGGCCATGTGTCGGACAGCCGTTATTCTGTGCGGTATCCAGCGGACGACTTCTCCGTTTACCTTCTTTCCCTGTTGGGTGTAGAAGTCGTAATCGTCCATATCTTCATGCGCTTTGAACCGGGTCATTTCAGCAACGATGCCGATAGAGCCCGAGCGAATCAGACCTTTCGTGAGACCGAGCGCGGCTCTCGCATCAAACTCAGGATCGACAACTACGTCAGCATTGACGCCAGGCTCCATGTCTTTGGAATCTTCCCATTTGGGGTTTTCGACATACCCGGCCACGTCTTTCGCTTCGATCGAATGGTCCCACATGAAATCAGGCCGCGTCTGGCGAACGAGCTTCGGGATGTCCCGTTTGATGACCTTGCCGCCTTCATGACCGTAATCCAGAAGCTGCGGAAAGAGATACCCGGTTGTCGGCCAAGCCCGAACAGCGGAGATCAAGCGCCAATTCTGTCGAACCATGCCGTCGTTCGTGTCAGCAGCGGAAGATGAATCCCCATCACCGGCGTTATCCAGGTGATGTTCCTCGTCCTCCTCGTGGTCAATATCAGCGGGATGCTGCGCCGTGGGGTCAGGTGACGGCGCGGATCTGCGCTGTGCGCTCACGAAGTGTTCCAGGGTGAAGATCCTCTTGCCGTTCTCCATCCTGTTGGGGATTTCCATCTTTTGCTTCTGGTTCTTCATGCACTTCTCCGTCATCCGTGTTGTCGTATCCCACGGACCAAGACGACCGCTCGAATGCGGCCTTTACGTACCGATTTGTGCCCTTGTTGAACGTCGCCACGTAAGCGCCTGCTTCCACTTTCTTGTCTTCCCATCCGAGGGCTCGCCGGGCTTCTTCTACAGTGCAGAAGCCGTTTTCCACCTGAATCGCAAGGCTTTGAGCGTCCATTTGAGCGGCCTGAGATTCCTTGAATGGGTCGATTGCTTGATCTTTCTTGAACCGCATGGACAGGCCGACATCGCCCATACCGTTCAATGCCAGGTTCAGCCTGTGGCCGTGTTCAATGGCTCGCTTGGCTCCAAGCTGATAGACCTTGAGGCCCTGCTTCATGTCCTCGTACACGATACTAGCCAGCGTTTCAGTGGATCCGAAGTTCCACCCGAACATGATCGGATCGCGTTGGAGGGCTGCAAACATCGACTGCAACACCAGTTGAAGTAGTTCTCGCGCCCCTTGAGCGCCGGCTTGGGTGCTCTGGAACGTGAACTTTAGATTGTTGTAAGCAACGCCGAGACCGGCCTTCAGGTTGTTGATGATGCTGTCCGCGATTTTCTGAAGATACGTCCCGGCCTTTGTGTCATAATCGGCCTGCGTCTCGTTCGCTTCACGCGGTGGCGGTTCCACTTCAGCCAGGAGCACACCGAGACTCGAAACCTTTTCCATCCACACCCGAATCTGTGCCATGATTGCCTTGTGACTCGAGACGGCTTCCAACGCGGAAACAATGGGCGGGATGGGGTAGGGGTTCGTGTCCCGGAGGGCAAGGCCATGGTAGGTAGTTTGCAACGGTTGGAGCGGGACGAGTTTGCCGTCCTGTCTCAGTTGCACCAACTCGATGGTGCCCTGGTCGTCGGCATATCGGAACCGCAGCGTCTTGATGGGCACGAGGAAGCCGCGCTCGATGCGGTTGAAACTCTTGTCAGGGACCCATTCCACACAGAGGGCTCCGCACCGGGCAAGCTGATTGAAAAGCCCATTTACCACTCCATCCATGCCCCCGCCGAACGGGAAACAGCGAGCAGCGAAATTGTTTGCGACGGTAATGGCTTCGTCGGCGCGAGACTCCGAAGGGGCTTGGATAAAGAGCTTGTGGCCGGGATTGCCCAACGCGACCGTCGTGTAAACAAATTTTGAGATGTAGGGGTCCGTGATCGCGACCGCGTCAATGATATTGAAGTACTCGAACGGAAAGCTGGCTGGCAACATGGAAAGGGCTCGCAGACCACCAAGAGGCGGTTGGTAGTCCGCATCTTTGGATATGCGAGCCACGACCTGCGGGTATCCCGCTGGGGCTTGTTTTCGCGGTCTGCCGAGTGCAGATCTTATGCGGTCTGTCACGCTCATGCGTTTGCTACCTGCCGGAATACTGGCATACACATGGGACCTGGTTCCCTTCCGAATTCAAAAGCGGCAATGGACGCGGAGTTACAGGCCATGCCGTAGTGGTTCTCGATGTTGGGGCCACGGATATACGTCCGGACCATGAGGCCGTTCGCTCGTGGCTCGTATTTGACGATCAGCTTCTTCAGATGCCGCCTCATGTCCTCAAGCCGCGACAGGTGAAGTCCACTGTCTGTTTGAGCCCGAGCGGGGAATTCAATCAGGCCGATCTCCATCTTGTCGATGAATCCGTCGATGGATTCGGTCCTATCGACGTACACGCTATTGATTTCCCATTTGGACTCATGGAGTTCGACCGCTTGCCGAAGCTCGGTATTCCCAAAGTACTGAATGGAAACGCGGCGAGGGTGTTTTGCGGCAAACTCCTTCGCATTCCATTTGTTCGGCTGGGCGTCGATGATGCAGTACTCAACTCCGAACCGGGTCATGAGTTCATCGAGCCGGTTCCAGGATTCTGTCTCCTCGAAATAGAGGAATTTGAACCGAACGCCGGAGCGTATCCCGATAGCGATGGTCAGCACGTCGCCCTGGTCAACGCCCATGTACGCACCGGTCCCTGCATGGGTAAATCCGTAGCTTCCTTCGCACGCATTCAACAATTCATCGTGGACTCTGGCCGCACCACCGCCGTAAGGGAATCCCAGAATGGAAATCACGAAACGAGCCATCTTCGCCTGCGAACGGCGGGACTCTTCGTATTCCGTCATGACCTTCGTGGCGTAGTTTGGGAACCCCGCAGGCCGGATCTGCGTGTAAAGCTGAGACAGATGGTATCCTCTCCGGCGCTTGGTAGGTTGATGCGCTATCCACTTTCCAGCCTTCATGTTCAGTTTCGCTTCGCATTTGGAGCATCCCCTGTAGTGGGTTGCCCCTTCGGGGAAGCCCGACGCGAGCTTTGACGGGATAGGCCGGAAGGTTTCGAGGAATTCGTGTTCCAGGCAGTTATCGTGCCCGCATGAAGGGCACATGATGTGCCAATAGTGCTGATCTGTGGTCGCAAATTCGGCGTCGATACCGTCACCCGGGAGGTTCGGCTGTGACAAGGCGAACACCCATTGCAGGTTCGAGTGCATCACGCGGTCGAGGGCGAGTGCTCGGTGCTCCTCCTTCATTTCAGAGACTTCATCAAGCACCACCATGTCGCCGTCAACAGACTTGGCCTTGCCTTTGGTGAAGAGGCCGCGGAAATATAGGCTGCCGGGACCGATCTTTTTGAGGCCGACGTTGTTGATGTCCCGGACGCGATTCTTGAGATAAGGCGATTCCTGCAACATCGAAAGCGCCCGATCGTTCGAGAAGTCCGAAACGGCCGCATCATCTTGGAAGAAGTAAATTGCCTTCTTCCCCAGGTGTTCGGCCACATACAGGCTCTTTATGAGAACCACAGTGCTGATACCGACTTGTGCGGCTTTCTCGAAAACCTGGTCGGGGCTGTGATCATGGATGATGTCGTGAAGATATTCGTGGCCAGCGAGGTTGTAGTGCTTCCCCCGGAGCATGATCTGAGCGCGAACAATCCATTCCGGCACAGTCAGACGCCGTGACGTGGGTAAAAACTTCTCCGTGGGGAGTATGCGTGTTAATGATCCGCCTATCACTGGATGTTCTCTCCCGCCCCTTCCAGCTCTTTCTCTTCTTCAGAATAGAGAGAATCGAGCCGTTCAACGGCATCGGTGGCTACACCCATCAGTTCTTGCAAGAGCACGGGATTTTCTCCCAATCGCTGCTTCATCTCATTCTCGAATTGAGCCAAGACCTTTTGGAGGATCTCTCGCTGTCGGCGCTGCAATCGGAGCCGATCCATTTCGACCCGCTCGCTGGATGCGAGGGCCGTCACGATCCGCGATAGAGACACAGCGCAATCCGTGAGTTTCTTCACACCTGATACTTTGTCGGGTGCGATGCACTTGACCGCCATCATCAGCTTCTTCAGTAGCTTCTGTGCGACCTGTTGCTCGATGGGCTTGGTGAGAAGTTCGGAAGTCTCCTCCTCGATCTCATCGAGCTTGAGGATTTCAATGAATTGCTCCTTGCATATTCGGTGAGCCAAGTCGGGATCAATCGTGTATCCGAGATGTTCCAACTGCTGAAGGAGCATGAAAAGCGGCTGATCGAAGTGATAAAAATCGTGCAGAGCCCACCGCGCCTCATTCGTCATATCCGACCATGCGGTTATGCGTGTAAGTTTTTGGGGGCCTTTTGCGGTCGTCCTTTTCAATGGCTCACACTCTATGAAGTTTTTGCCACCCGGTTCATGGCAAGGGGCGTCAGGATGGCCGCGAGCGCGGCAATGATCGGCATTGCGATAGCAGGGAGGTCAGGTGGGACCTCTTTGCCCAAGAAAGACAGGGCGGTCATTCCCACGACAGCAGCCAGCAGGCAGAGCACGAGCCCGCCTACGACCAAACGGTACGACCAGGTATCTACTGTCGTTGTTGAGGGTGCATCAGACATGAGAGCCTCCAAAAGAGAAAAACCCCCGCGTGTAACACGCACGCGGGGGCGTTGCCAAGGAAAGGAGGATTAAGAACGGACGGGCTGCGGTCGCCCGGAAGGATCGCGCGGATTTCCCGTGCCTTGGGGGAGGGAGGGTATGAATTTGATATGTCAACTGTCAGCCTCGCCACGGTTGAAGTGCGAATTGCCTGATTTTATTGATTATTGCCGAGCAATCGCGTCGAACCGTTCTCGACCTGGTTGTTAGCGGGGCTCCTTTTCACACTTTCACAAACGCTGTCAAGGGAAAAATTAACCAAAAAAGAAAAGCCACCCGCGAAAGTGGCTTTATTAACCGATTTGGTGACTATAAGTTTTTGTAATAGTCGAGGCTGTTCACCAAATTATTCATCGCTTATTTTTGGAAGAGGTGTAGCATCTATCGGCAGGTCTTTCATGCAGCGTTTGCACCATTCTTTGAATGAGGGGATTGTTGGGCGAGGCGGGGGGGGGTCGTCGGGCTCCTCCAACACAACTATCTCCCCAGAAACGGGGAGCGTGATTTGAGCGAAGTTCTTGGCCTTTTCAACCCACCACCCCGAATTTCTGTCGAAGAAGGTTCCCTGCATCCATGAGGAACCCATTGACAAGAAAAGGATCGTCACGACCAATCCTGTGAGCCATCCAAAAATGGTTGCCTGCAGCCCGGAAGAAGTCAAAGAATTCGGTAGTGGGTCAGTTTCAATCGCGGGGTTGCTCGATTGAAACTGACCCACTACCAAAAAACTCCCCCCGGGTGACCGTGGGTGACTTTTGGGGTGACCGGACCAATTTCTTTCGTTTCGTAAATTACGGAAATTACGGGGGGGGTGATTTGGGATTGAATTGCCTATAGGAAGGGTCCGTACAAAGCAAAAGGACCCGGAAAGTGTCCGAATCCCTTACGTTTTTCATGGTGCCGAGGGGCGGAATCGAACCACCGACACAAGGATTTTCAGTCTTAAATTCCGATCTCATTTCCGCCTCAATTTCACTACCTTGGAAGCTCCGGCTTGCGATTGGGTGACTTTTTGGGTGACTGGCTCGCAGAGCGCATCCACAGCGGCCCGCGCGTCTTCGTCGCTGATATGAGCGTATCTTTGTGTGGTTACAAGCGAACGGTGCCCAAGAATGCGTCCCACCATCGACAGGTTCCGAGTCTTTTTCAAGAGGCTTGTGGCACAATGATGCCGTAGGTCATGGAAACGGAAGGGGCGGGTGATACCGGCCGCAAGTTTCACGGTCTCAAACTGAATATTGTGGCCAAATTAAAATTCAACTTGGGCGCTCCAAAAGGGTTGCGTCCGTGAGGATGATGGGGTATGTCAACGGACGACTGGAAAGTCTTGGTGAAGAGCGAAGGAATCCTGAGAGACATGGCAGGGAAACAGGTTGTACGTCTGATCGACGCGTTCGCAGGTTGCGGGGGGATGTCCTTAGGCTTCGTCCGTCTTTCAAAAGCGAGATTCGAGCCTGTTTGGGCGAACGACGTGAATGAGTACGCGGCTGAGACTTACAACACGAATTTCGGCAATCATTGCACCATCGGGGACATTGTAGATATTCTCGCAGACCCAGAAATGATCATACCCAAAGCTGATGTGGTCATAGGCGGACCACCCTGCCAAGGGTTCAGCCTTCTCAACAAGGGGCGAGCCGACGATCCTCGTAAGCATCTATGGAAGCCTTTTCTGGAGATCGTGAAGAGATCGAATGCGTCCGTCTTTGTAATGGAGAATGTTCCTCAGATCCTCGGTTCCCCTGAGTTCAAAGCGATCCTCGAAGAATCTCAAGAGATGGGCTTCAAAGTTGCATCCAGTAAACTTTGCGCTGCCGACTATGGGGTCCCTCAAACTCGTTACAGGGCTTTCATTCTTGGTTGCAGGTTTGATGACCCCGAAAAGTACTTCCCGCCCAAGAAGACCCACTATGACACGAATAACGGATACTCTCTGGGTCGGAGCAATCCAGGATATATAGATGATCCGCTACCTTGGGCTGACGTGAGAGCCGCCATCGGAGATCTCCCCCCGCCTGAAAGCACTGAGATACGCTCCGAGCCTAGTCCTCTCGACCTTCACTTCGGTCGTACTCCGACGCCTGTCAGCCGAGCTAGGTACAGGGCTATACCAGAAGAAGGAATGAACCGTTTCGACCTTCAGAAGAGGGTTCCCGAACTTACCCCTAAATGCTGGATCAAGAAGGTGAGTGGAGGAACCGACCTCTTCGGTCGTTTATGGTGGAATAAACCGGCGTTCACGATTCGAACCGAGTTCTTCAAACCCGAAAAGGGTAGGTACCTTCACCCCGAACAGCACAGACCCATTACTCACCGGGAGGCAGCTCGATTTCAATCTTTCCCTGATGATTTTGTTTTCAAGGGAACCAAGATAGAGATCGCTAAGCAGATCGGGAATGCCGTACCGCCTCTGTTGGCTGCCAGGATTGCCGATATAGTCTATGAGATGTTCATCCGGCGAGGTTCCTGATCCGGAATTATGCCGCGGTGTTGCCATTTTGAGTGTCTTGGGACCCTTGAGGGGCAGGAGGGTCGTCCCACCGACCTCAGAGAGGTCTCGTTGGGGAG